CGGAGCCATCCTTTCGTGGAAGCGCGTTCCACGAGAAACACCATGGGGCCGTCGCATGGTGATCCACGTCTACGACCAGGAGCGGCCGGGCCAATCTCGCGGCAAAGGCGGCATCGTGTCCGTCCTCGCGCGCGGGCGGATGCTCGACAAGAACGAGCGCGCGCACCTGCAGGCGGCGATCCAGAACGCGATACTCGGCACGTACGTCACGAGCCCCATGGATTGGCAGAGCATGAGCCAGGCGCTCGGCGGCGCCGACTCCGATGATGCCGTAGCGCAGTACCTCGAAGACCGGCTCGAATTCCACAAGGATTCGTACGTGCGATTCGGAGACTCGCGAATCCCGCACATGTATCCGGGCGAGAAGATCGAGCACCTGCAGGCCTCGCATCCGCATGCGAACTTCGACACCTTCGAGCGCGTGTTCCACCGCTACATGGCGGCGGGCATGAACATGACCTACGAGCAGTTCTCGCGGGACTACTCGCAGACGAATTACTCCGGACATCGCGCGGCGCTGCTCGACTACTGGCGCTTCATCACCGGACGGCGCAGCGTGATCGCGGGCGAGTTCGCAACTCAGGTGTATGCGCTCTGGCTTGAAGAAGCAATGGAGCGCGGCGAAATCGAGCTCCCTGCCGGTGCGCCGGACTTCCTGGATGCGAAGTGTGCATGGTGCCGTTGCGAATGGATCGGGCCGGGCCGCGGTCAGATCGATCCGCTCAAGGAGGCGAACGCGACCAAGGTCGATTTGAGCAGCGGATTGACGACGCTCGAAATCGAGGCATCAGAACGCGGACGCGATTGGCGCGAGCTGCGCAGGCAGACGGCGCAAGAACTCAAGTACACGATGCAGCTCGAGGACGAGTACGGGCTGCCGCGTGGATCGATGAGCACGTCGGGCCCGACGCCGGTCCAGCAACCGAGCGAGGCGCCAGAGGAACCCAGGCCCAGGCAGCAACCGGAAGGAGTGACCGCATGAGCGGGATTCTGTACCGCCTAGATTTCGCGTCCAGCAAGAGTTACGTCGGGATCACTCAGGTGAGTCTGAAGAAAAGAATGCAGACGCACGCTTGCCAGGCACGAGCGGGAAGCGACTACCTTGTTCATCGTGCGTGGCGTGTACACGGCACGCCGCGTGCGACCGTCGTAGCCATCGTTTCGAACGAAGACTTGCTTGAGACGGAGCGTCGAGCCGTAGATGTTTTCGGAACGATGATGCCTGCCGGGTACAACATGCGTCCAGGAGGCGGGTACTCTCCGATGACGGACCCGCTGGTTGCGGCGCGTAATACCGAAGCGCGGAAGCGATCAGGGGGATTCGCCAAGATGGCCGCGGCCCTGCGTGGCAGAAAGCTTACGGAAGAACAGAAGGCGAGCTATCGCGGAATTCCAAAGTCGGAAGAGCATCGAGCGAAGCTCGCGGCGGCGCAGCTAGGAAGGAAAGCCTCCGTCGAAGCGAGGGCCAAGATGTCTGCTACACGCTCGGGCCTTGTGCGTTCGGCGGAGGCGATTGCGAAGACGGCTGCTGCGTTGAGAGGGAGGAAGCGGCCAGAGATTAGTGGCGACAACGCGCCGATGCGTCGCCCTGATGTGGCGGCGCGAAACGGCCTCGCTCGGCGTGGCCAGAAAAGATCAGCGGAAACGCGTGCCAGGATAGCCGCAGCCATGCGTGCCAGTGCGGCGAGAAAGATGGCATCGGAGGCATCTCTATGACCGCTAAAGCGTACCCTCATGTGGCAGCAAGGATTTTTGACGTTCCCCTGTTAGTAGAAAACTCAAAATTGGTGACGATTCTCGAAGCGCTCGGCCCACGCCTTGGGTTTGAGGTTTCCGACCAGGAGGATTCGTCGGGTGCTCGCGTCGATTATCAGCCGCCCGAGTGTCACCTGCAGGGAATGATCCAGACATCGACCGAGTTCGAGCCCAAGCGCGAGGGCCACTACGTAGGAAACGGCATTGCCGTGATCCCGGTGATCGGGACGCTCGTGCAGCGCTCCGACTGGATGACATCGATGTCGGGGATGCTCTCCTACGGACAGATCGAGCGCATGGTCGCGGCCGCCATCGATGATCCGTACGTGCACGAGCTCGTCATGGAGTACGACACGCCAGGCGGAGAAGTGGCCGGCGCCTTCGATCTCGCGGATCGCCTGACCGCTCTTCGAGGAAAGGGAAAGAAAATCACCGCGGTCGCATCCGAATTCGCGGCGAGCGCCGGGTACCTGCTCGCGTCCACGGCGGACGAGATCGTGCTGCCGCGCACCGGTATGGTCGGATCGATCGGCGTGGTCGCTGCCCACTACGACTACAGCAGGGCCATCGAGAAGCGCGGCATCGCGGTGACGTTCGTCTATGCGGGCGAGAAGAAAGTCGAGGGCAACCCGTATCAGCCGCTATCGGAAGCGGCAAAAAAGGACTGGCAGGACGAGATCGATGGGATCTACCAGATGTTCGTCGAGTCCGTCGCCAGGAATCGCGGCCTTACTGCCGAGCAGGTCCGCGGCACCCAGGCCGGCATGTTCAGCGGCGCGAAGGCGGTCGAAGCCGGGCTCGCGAACCGCGTCAACACGTTCAGCAACGAACTTTCGAACGCGATACTCCGGGCGCGCAACCCCGGATATTCCGGACAGTTTTTCGCCCAATCAACTGAAAAGGAGCAACCCACCATGAGCAACGTTGCCGATATGGAAGCCAAGGCGAAGGCCGAGGCCGAGGCAAAGGTCAAGGCGGAAGCCGACGCGCGAGCGAAGGCGGAAGCCGAGGCGAAGGAAAAAGCGGAAGCCGAGGCGAAGGCCAAGGCGACCGAGTCGGACAAGGTCGCGGCGGCGGTCAAGGCCGAGCGCGAGCGCGGCACCGCGATCCGGGCGCTGCCCGAAGCGAAGGGCCGCGAGCAGCTCGCCGGCACTCTGGTCGATCAGGGCCTGAGCGTCGAGGCTGCCAAGGCGATCCTGGCGGCGGCGCCCAAGTCGAGCCGCCTCGATTCTGCGATGGCTGGCTACAGCCCGAACGTGAGCGGCGAGGCCGCGCCAGAGGCTGAGCCGGTCGCGGCCATCAACTCGGCCGGCATCTACGCCGCCCGCCGTGCCGCCGCGGAAAAAGCGCGCGCGCACTAAACCGAAAACGAAACGAACTCACGAAAGGAGTCTAGCCCATGACAACCCCGAAAACCGAAACCGGCCACGCTGCCGGGTTCATTCTGTCGGAAGCAAACGGACAGCGCTCGCGCGAGAACGTGACCTTAGAAGGCGGAAGCAGCTTGCTCGCCGGACAGGTTCTGTCGACGCACGAGAGCGGATCCGACGCCGGCGTCTACACGCCGTTCGACCAGGACGTCGCCACGACCGACGTCGCGCAAGGTATCTCGATCAACGACGTGGATGAGAACGCAACCTCCACGCAGACCATCGCCATCATACGACGCGACGCCGAAGTGAACGGCGACGAGCTGGTGTGGCCGTCTGACATCACGGACAACGAGAAGGCCACCGCGATCGCGGAACTCGCGACGCTCGGCATCATCGTCCGCTAACGTCCGCTGACAACGAATTCAGGAAAAGGAGAAACACATCATGTTGGACGTTTTCAAAGGCAGTGCCTTCTCGACGATGACGTTGAGCGACGCCATCAACAAGGCGCCATTCACACCCGGCCGGGCCGGGATACTGATTCCGTGGGACGAGATGGGGGTGCGCACCACGAGCATCGCCATCGAGGAAATCGCGGGAGAGCTGAACATCATCAACCCGACGCCACGCGGCGGGGTCGGCGAGGCGATCGAGAAGCAAAAGAGAACGCTTCGCAATCTCACCGTCCCCCACTACCAGCGCAACGACGCCATCATGGCGGACGAAGTGCAGGGCATCCGAGCCTTCGGTTCGGAGACCGAGCTGCAGACGGTGCAGGGGCTGGTCAACGCCCGCATGGCGGAGCATGTCATGCTCGGATTTGATCCGACTCTGGAATATCAGCGCGTGGGCGCGGTCAAGGGCACGATCCTGAACGCCGACGGATCGACGCTCTACAACCTGTTCACCGAGTTTGGCGTCACGCAGGAAACCGAGATCGACTTCGATCTGGATAACGGTTCGCCTGCGAGCGGTGCGCTGCGGAAGAAGTGCGCGACCGCCGTCCGGCTCGTGATGGACAACCTGGGCGCCGCGCCGGTGGTAGGCATCCATGCCTTCTGCGGCGATGCGTTCTTCGACGATCTGATCGCCCACACCGAGGTTGTCAACAGCTACCGCAACACGCCGATGGCGACGGTGTTGCGCGAGGGCTACGTCTATCCGAACAACCTCAAGGTGTACGGGGCGTTTGAGTTCGGCGGCATCGTGTGGGAAAACTACCGCGGCAGCATCGCGGGGTCGGCAATCGTCAACACCGACAAGTGCCACATATTCCCGATTGGACAAGGACTATGGCGCACGGTGTACGCGCCGGCGGACTACATCGAGACTGTGAACACGATCGGCATCCCGCGCTACGCGAAGCAATACCCGCGCAACGACGACAAGGGCGTGATGCTGGAAATGCAATCGAACGCTCTCTCCTACATGAAGCGTCCGAAAGCATTGCTGCTCGGCAAGCGCACGTAACGCTGAGGGGCTGAGGGAACAATCATGGCGAGCCTCGCCGGTCGGATGGCTGAATTCCGTGAACTCGGGTTCGGCATTCACGGCGAGGCCGCTGTGATTTCTGGAACGGAAGTACTGGGAAAATTTTTCAATAGATACCGTGAGCTGGACTATAGCAACGGAACGACGGTGGGACTGAGCATCTCATTCGATTGCCAATGGCAGGATTTCATGGCCGATCTGGAAGAAGGCGACACTATCACGATCAAGTATCGCGGAACGGATAAGGCCGACGAGTCCTATCGGTTCCTGCGTCGCATACCGCCAGGCGGCGATGAGTCCGGGAAAGTGACGCTCGAATTAGGTACCGTGCTATGACCGTATCCATAGAGATTCGAGACGCCGTGATCGACGCGCTAAATGATGGGCCGCCGTCCGACGTGCCGCTCGCGACCAAGCGCCGCGTGATGCCAGGCGAGCCGGTGCGCGCTGCGTTCATTGCCGTCTTTCTCGGACAGGAACCGGTCGAGTATCCGGGCAACACGCGCGGGCCGCTCACGTCGCGGACGCTGGAAGTCATGATCGAGCTCGGACTTGCGACCGATGATCTCGGCGCGGTCGA